AACACGCTTGTTAATTCTTTGAACGTTCAGTTAAGAAGTGAGAAAGTCAATAATCAGGCTTTCGTTAGTGGCTTGGAACTGGGTCTTGACACAAAAACAATTCCATATGTTATCAAGCTTGCTGATTTGTCAACGGTAGCAGATGAAAAAGGGGAAATTTCCACAGAAAATATCAAGACTGCACTAAATAAGGTGCTTGAAGACGTCCCAACTTTGAAACCGTCTGCGACACAGACAAACGGCTTTGTAAAAATCGGGGCTGACAATACAAGTGGAACAAGCCTTTCACAGGAGGACATTCTCGCTGGTATTTTCGGCACAAAAAAGAAGTAGGAGGATTTTAAACAATGGCAGAATTAAAGTACGCTGACATTTTTAGTCAGCACATTATCGACCTGTATGCACAGGATTTGAAGTCAACAGCACTTTTCAATTCAAATGGTGATATTCAGATTACAAACGGTAAGCAGTTGAAACTTCCAAAGCTTACTGTATCTGGATATAAGGACCACAGCAGAGCAAATCTCGGTTTCAACACAGGAACATATTCAAATGATTATGAAGTAAAGGTTCTTGACCACGACAGAGATATTGAGTTCGCAATCGACCCACTTGATGTGGACGAAACAAATCTTGTTGTTTCAGTTGCGAACATTCAGAAAAGATTTGAAACACAGCAGGCAATTCCTGAACTTGACTGCTATACTTTCTCAAAGGTTTACAGCGAGGCAGTAAGAGCAGGGGCAACAGTTTCAAAGACTCCAATCACAGTTGAAAATGTTATCACAGATTTCGATGCACAGTTGCAGTCACTTGAAGAAAACGGCGTCCCACTCGACAGGGTTGTTATGTATGTAACACCTGCTTATAAGACACTTCTCAAAGAGGCGTTCACAAGAACTTATCCAAATGGTAAGGGTGCTATTGATAGAACTGTTCACACGATGGACGACATCAAGAACATTGTAACCGTACCACCAGCAAGAATGAAGACACTTTACGATTTTACAAATGGTTGTGTAGCTGGCGAGGGAGCTGGTCAGATTAACTACATTATGATTGACCCAGAGGCACAGGTTTCAAGAGTGAAGTACAGTTATATCAACGTGTTCACTCCGGGACACGACAGCAGAACTGCTGACAAGTATGTTTACCAGAACAGAAAGTTCAACGGCACATTTGCACTTGACGGTCTTATGGCTGTTGGTTGTAAGATTAACGTCACAGAGGCGTAATTAAGGGGTGCTTGATTATGCTGAAAGCGAGAAAAGAAAATAAAATCTACACGATTAGTGAAGTTGACAAGCAGTATTTTCTTGACGAGGGCTTTGAGATAATCGACGGTGATGGGAGGGTTGAAAAGCCCTCCAACACCGTTTTTACACTCGAAGAGGTCGAGAAGATGAAAGCGTCATACGAGGCAGAAATTGAAAAGTTAAAGGAAACTTTGAAGAAAAAGCCGACCACTAAAAAGTAAAAAAGGGGGTCGTTACCGATGTATATAACTTACGAAAAATACAAAGAACTTGGAGGCGTGACTTTGACAAAGGAAAACGCAGACAAGTATTTGAAAATGGCAAGTTATCAAATCGACAGTATGACTTTCAACCGAATTAAAAAGATTGGATTTAACAATCTTACAGATTTTCAAAAAGAAACCGTATCAGTATCAGTTGCGTTGCAGGCAGATTTTATTTTCAATAATTCAGATTGGATTGAGGGGGGTCTTTCCCAGTATTCAATCAATGGCGTAAGTGTGAATTTTGGAGAAAGTAAAAGTCTGCTGACGGTAAATAATATTTTAGTACCAACAATGACATTTTCAATTCTGAAACAGACGGGCTTATGTTCGCTGATATTGAGGTAACAAAGATGTTTCCAAAGTTGGTTCGAAATGCAAAAACTGATATTCAGGTTATTTTATTCAGCAATGATATTGGCGAAAATGGTGAGCCGATAACAATTGCTGATAAATCGTTCAAATGCAATTATCAGAATAAGGCGAAAAAAGTGAGAACAAAAACGGGTGAAGATTTGACGTTGACAGGAACAGCGTATATTGACGGTGATATTTTACCAGAATATGAGGCTATTTCGTCTGGAAAAGCAACCGTTTTTGGGGACACATTTTCAATTGTTGAAATTCAGAAAGCAAGAAATCTTGACGGGAGCGTGAATTTTACAACGCTATGGCTGGTGTAAAAGTTGACATTAAACTTGAATTGGCAATTTTAAATTCCCTTGACCAAGCAAAAGTTACGGCATTGACACAGACGGCTGATGCTTTAAAAGGTGAAGTCGTTCAGGCTGGCGTGGTCCCGAAAGACGAGGGGACACTTCAAAATACAATGTTCGTGAGCGATGAAAAGGCACAAGAGGGCAAAGTCACACTCGTTCATAATACACCGTATGCGAGAAGATTATACTATCACCCAGAATACAATTTCAATCGAACAGCGTCGGGCAATAAAAACGCAAAGGGACATTGGTTCGAGGATTGGACTGACGGGGACTGGGCGAGAAATGCTTTTGCAACATTATTCGGGAGGTTGACGGGAATATGACAACTGCTGATTTCAGAGATTTTTTAAAGACTTTGAACACAAAATTCAACAATTATTATGCTGGAAGATTGGACTCCAAAAAGGATTGTTCGATCGGTGTTTATTCATTAAGGAATGAGGACAGACGAGCTGTTGGAGTTACGAAGACATTTCAGAAATCGTTCAGCCTGTTAATTCATTGGAACAGCAACTACAATGATACGGAAATCAAAGCACAGGAATTGTTCGAGGAATTAGGGACAATTCAAAATGTTAAGTTTAAAAGTTATAATCTCAATTTTATTCAGCTTAATTTAACCGAGCCCGTCGACGTTTCTACGGACGATAAGGGCGTTTTTGAACGAGTAATTGAGATTACTGTTTATTATAACAAGGAGGGGTTCTAAATGGCAAGAATTTCATCAGGCGTATACCCAGTATTCAACAACGAATTTAAGATTGGTACAAAGGGGACTGCGTCAACAAGCGAAGAAATGGTTACAATTGCAGACCTTGAAACATTCAGCGTTTCAATTGACAACAACATTGAAGAATGGACACCTATGACAACAGAGGGCTGGGTCAGAAGACTCCAGACTGGTAAGGGATTTTCAATTTCACTCAACGGTAAGAGAAACATCGGCGACCCCGGTAATGATTATGTTGCGAGCAAGATGTTTGCTACTGGACGTGATGTTGAAACAAAGTTCGAATGGACAATGCCGTCTGGTCTGAAAGTTGAGTTCGATTGCGTTCTCAACATCAGTTCAGCAGGTGGTGACTCAACAGCAGTTGATGTTCTTGAATTTGAAGCAATGTCAAACGGCAAACCAACAGTTACAGACCCGACAGGTACGGGCGAATAATTAAAACGGGGGTATTTATACTCCCGTAAAATTTAGTTTGAGGAGTGAACAAAAATGCTTGAAAGAAAGTTAAATCTTGAACAGAAAACAACTGATTTATTCAAAGACGCACTCGGTAAAATTTACAAGGTCAAAACAGACCACGTTACAATGTTGCTTGTGCAGGAGATTTTTTCAAAGGAAGAAACCGATGAGAAAGACGACGACAAGGCTATGTCGCTATTGCTCGGCGAGGAAAACTGGAAAGAAATCAAGGAATTTATCGAAAATCAGCCAAATTATCAGGAAAATTCAACCGTCGTAAAAATCGAAATTTTCTCGATTGCTTATAATGTCGATTTTGAGGTTATGGCGAGCCGATTTCAAAACCAACTCGCAGGTAGATAATAATTCGGGTTACGATATTATCGACGACTACGATTTGATTGAAAGTTCATTTTTCCAGCAGTATGGTTTAAGGTTGAGAAGTGCTAACCTCGAATGGGACGAATTTCTCAATCTGTTATCTGGATTGTTACCAGAAACACCACTCGGACGAATTGTTTCAATCAGATTGGAAAAAAACCCAGACGTTTTGAAAGAGTTCACTCCTGAACAAAAGAAAATTCGCTCGGATTGGCAACGTAAGAATGTCGTTAAATTGAATTATGGCGAGGCAATGGCAAACTTCGATGCTATGTTCAGGGCGTTAATGTAACAAGATGTTGTAAGATGTATAAGATTATTTACAAGTTTTAAATTTTTAGCAACACAAAAAACCAGCAAATTTGAGGAAAAATTTTTTGCTAATAAAATAATATATAGATATATATTATACATCTTATACAAACGGGAGGTGGGAAATTATGTCAACCTCGGTTGGAGCGATTACGCTCGATTTAATTTTAAATTCGGAAGAATTTAAAACGGCTGTTTCTGATATTGCAAAAGAAACGGCAAACACAGTAAAGAAAAGCACAGGTTTGGACGAAACATTACAGAAAGTTGGAAGTACGACATCATCGGTCGGCAAGACATTTCTCGGTTTGTCAGCTCCGATTTCAGCGATAGGTGTTGTGAGTTCAAAAACGGCATTGACATTCGAGGATAGCATGGCAAAGGTTATGACTATCGCAGACCAGACGCAGGTGTCTTATGATGATATGAGGCAGGCAATTCTCGATTTGTCAGACCAGACGGGCATTTCGGCTAATGAAATTGCTGATAATGTATATAACGCAATTTCTGCTGGACAGGAAACGGGCGATGCCGTTAATTTTGTTACAGAGTCAACAAAATTGGCAAAAGCTGGTTTTGCTGACGCAGGGGCTTCACTTGATATTCTTACAACAATCTTAAATGCGTATGGATTGGAGGCAAAAGAAGTCAATAATGTTTCTGATATGCTTATCCAGACGCAGAACAAAGGTAAAGTTACAGTAGGCGAGCTTGCTGGTGCTATGGGTAAGGTTATTCCGACAGCCAATGCGAACAATGTTGCGTTAGACCAGCTTTGTTCTGGTTATGCTATTATGACTGCCAATGGTGTTGCGTGTGCAGAGTCAACGACTTATATGAACGCAATGCTCAATGAACTTGGTAAATCTGGAACGAAAGTTTCAGAGGCGTTGAAGTCCAAGACGGGAAAAAGTTTTTCGGAGTTAATGGCAGAGGGGTATTCACTTGCAGATGTTTTAAACATCGTCAATGAAAGTGCAAAAGAACAAAATCTTGCTTTCACAGACCTTTGGGGAAGTTCGGAGGCAGGAAAAGCTGGTCTTATTTTGCTCGGTAATGAGGGAAAAGAATTCAACGAAATGCTCGGAGAAATGAATTCTTCGTCAGGTGCAACACAGAAAGCATTTGAAACTCTCGATACAACAAATTATAACATTTCAAAATCGTTGAACAAAATTAAAAACGCTGGTATTTCACTCGGTAGTGTTCTGTTGGAAACATTAACGCCAGTAATAATGAGCGTTTGCGACGGAATTTCGAGTGCAGTAAGTTGGTTCAACGGTCTTGACGGGACTTTGAAAAAAGTTATTTTTGCAGTCGCTGGAATAACAACAGCATTAGGTGGGGGGTTGCTGATTGTCGGAAAAGTTATTTCGGGAGTGGGCAATCTTATCAAGACTTTCAAGACAGTTAAGACGGCAATTTCAGCTTTGAATTTCAGTTTCACAGCGTTCAATCCGACCGTTTTGCTCGTAATTGGTGCGATTAGTACTTTGGTTGCGATTGGTGTTGCTCTTTATAAAAATTGGGACACCGTAAAAGAAAAGTTGTCGCAGTTTGTGGAGTTCTGGAAACAGGGCTGGCAGGTGGTTAGTGACTTTTTCAAATCCGTTTGGGAGGGCATTAAGTCTTTCCTGTCAATGGCGTGGGAGTTCATCAAGAATTTATTCATAACTGGGTTTGAGATTGTCAAAACAATAATTATGGGGGCTGTCGAGATTATAAAAACGTTTATTGTTTCGGCAGTAACATTCATAAAAGATTTCATTTCGGGTATCTTTGAATTGATTAAGACAATTATTTCAACGGTTCTTACGACAATTCAGACGATATTTGTTACGATTTTCAATGCAATTAAAACGGTTGTGGTTACTGTCGTAACGGCAATTAAAAATACAATTGTTACGATTTTCAATGGTATTAAGTCTTTTATTTCTACAATTTTGAATGGTATTAAGACTTTTATTTCTACGATTTTTAATGGCATTAAAAACACGGTCACAACGATTATTACGGCAACAAAAAATACAATCATAAATATTTTTA